TTTATAAGACTTTTAAAGAATCTTATATGAATACAGTTTTAAAGAATTTTTAAGTTTGTATTCATTTAAGAATTTTTGAGAACTTTGATATTACCGATGTTAGCATACTTTTTATGAAAAGTCAAGGAATTTTGAAAAATAATTTATAAGTGTTGTTTTAGTGCAACTTGTATGCGTAATAGTGCTTTATACAATTTATTATTTAGATGCTGGACGAATCATGTAATGAGCACTTTCACCATCACCGTAGTGTTTCTTGATTGTGTGGTACACCTCAAATCCGTGCTTTTTGTAAAGATTGATTGCTTTTTCGTTGCTGGTCCTGACGTGTAGATGTACGTCATGCCCACGATTGATTACTGCTTGGATTAGTTTATCCGAAATGTTCTTCCCACGATGGTCTGGATGGGTTGCAATCGAGTATATGTAGTCAAATTTACGACTACGTTCCGACGGAATTATTTGCACATACCCTTGTGGGTGGTTAGCCGACTTATCATCATGAACAAATGTTCTAAAGTCATTACTGGTGTAATCAGACGAATCGTTAAATGGGTGTTTGTATGATTTACTGTCGATGTTAACGAGATCATCACCATCGCTGTCTTTTGCTTTTCGGATTCCCTTTTCTAATGAAATTGATTCAATTAGAAAAGTTTGATAGTAAATTTTAGAAATAGTGGACATTTATTCTCCTGTGTAATTATCGTATTTAATAAAGTTTACACCAGCCATACACTAAATTTATTTTATTTGTAAGTTTGTACAAATGTCTTTTGATGGTATTAGAATTGTAGGCGTAGCTATCGCCTTTGATGTGTTCTTTGTTAGGCTTGAATGAAGCCCACATGAACGAAGTGAATGTGACAGATGAGTGTAACGAATCTGTTCTTATAAGGTACTGTAGAAGTGCTTATAAGTATTTGCAAGGAATCTTATAAAAGCCTGTAGAAGTTCTTTTAAAAGAGCAGCTAAAGCTGCATCGTCGCTTTGCTCCGATAGTTTTCTATGAATTTTTTAAAAAGGTATTCATATAAGCCTTTTGTGAATTGGTATTTGTATTTAATTTTAGCACATTTTTAGAGAAAAGTCAAGGAAATAATTGTAAAGATTTGTAAAGTGTTGTTTTCTTGCACTTATAGACTATTTTGGTAGGGCTTTATAAATACACCATGATTATCAATTCACCTATCACCAAACAACTGAACTACCTATCTGGCAACCGTGCTGTACTAAACATTGCGGAATTACCGGATACGTCATTCAACATTCAAAACTTTTCTATACCATCGTTGCAACTGCCTGCGGCTACACATAACTCCCCGTACTTTGACAGACCTGAATATGGCGACAAGATTGCTTGGGAAAGTCTTGAGGCAGAATTCATCGTACTTGAGGACATGTCGAATTGGCTACAGGCCTACAACTGGCTAAACTCTGTAGGGTCGCCAAGAGATAGAACCAAAGAGTTTGCCAAAGCCCCATTCAAGTATTCTGATGCCACTGTGACGCTATATAGCAGCCATAACAACCCTTTGGTGCGGTTTAAGTTCATCGAGTGCGTACCAACCGTCCTAGGCGGTGTGCGGTTCAATGAGGTCATTTCGGAAACAACCACCGTGACCAGTTTCCTGACTATGGAATATTTGCGCTATGATGTGGAAGTATTGTGAACATGATCGGCATAGATTATTCCGTTACATCGCCAGCGGTTGCAGCAAGGCTTCCTGATGGTTCTGTAAAATTCTTCTGCTACCGTCAAAAGAAAAAGCATATGGTCAAAGATGACCGCCTTGTGATGCTGGATTACCCGGAGTACAATTGTCCAGAACAAAGGTATGCCGAACTAGCCAAAGGGCTTATAGAGGCTGTTAATGGCGTTGTAAGCCTACCATGCAGGGTGAGTATAGAGTTGTACGCATTCTCTGCTTCTGGGATGATTACGGGGCTTGCGGAGGCCACTGGTGTGATGAAGCATTACTTGTGGCTTGATGGTTGCACGATTAGCCCTTACGTGGCAAGTTCTATCAAGAAGTTTGCCACAGGTAAGGGGAATGCGACTAAGCGAGATATGGTCAATGCGTTTACCAAAGTGGTTGGTGACCCGTACCCTTGGTTTGACCTTGTTGATGATGGGAAAGAAAAAATCCCAAGCCCTATCAGCGACATAGTTGATGCTTACTATGTGCTGACATTTGGCGAAAGTCAATAACTATTTGTAAATCTTTGAAGTATCAATCACCCAATTTTGCAAAGCCTTTAATTGGTTCAAGTTCTTTAAAGCAATCCGGTTGTTCTCTACAACAACCCCAAGGAATTCCGACAAAGAGTTATCCCCATTCAATCGGTGTTCTGCATTGACTGGTTCACTTGGGGCTTCCAATAGCACCGCTGGTGCCTGCGGCATCTTTGTTACGGTTTGAATCGTCGTACACCCGGATAGTGCCAATAGGCAAGCTGCAAGAAACATTTTCATTTTTCAAATCCTTTTTAATATCCTCGATCAGTTGTGGAGTGGCTTTGTTGACTTCTACAAGCCTATCAACGTACTTTGTAATCACTCTATCATTTACAATGGTTTGTACTTCGGCGTGTTTGATTTCAACTTGCTGTGCCTTCGCTAATTCCGCCATAGCCTTTTGGTGGTATTCTTCGTAGCCATTGTGGTGACCATAGAAGTAGATTCCGATAGCTACGCCGATTGGTGCAAAGATTTTTAATAGAATGCTGATTAAGTCTGTTGGCATGGTTTACGTCCTTCTCTCATTTTCTTTATGAAATCATAAAATGGTGGTGGGGTTCTCGGGAACGAACCGGGTACTTCTATAACCCACTCAAATGAACTGGCATCCCGAATAGATTTACCAGTTTCGTCCGCAATAGACTTGGCTAGACTTTCGATAACTTTGTGTTGTTCTGAACTACCACAATGAATCTTGATTGCTCTGTGTAGATTTAATTGTACTATGGTGCAATCTCGAATAATCTGCACGGCGTGGCTCATTGATACATCATCTAGGTCAACCTCTGCATATTCTCCGTTCCTTTGTAGAAAGTGATATTCGACCGTCTTGGAATCTAATTCACCCCGAGGCTTCATTGTCTTTAAAACAGAGAATCCTTTAGAAGCCATGTAAGTTGATCGGGTAACTTTGGTGTGCCCCGAGTGGATTAGTTCACCAAACTTTTTGTTGATGATTGCTTCCATTTCTACATCACGACGAAGTTCAAATCTATGCATAATTATTCTTCAAGTTCTTCGCAAAATTCTTTGAAAGACTTTAGCTTTCCTTTTACAACAATCTTCTTTTGCTGCTTTTTAGAAACAACTGGTGCCGTGTCCATAACCCCATTAGCGATAGAAACTGCTGGCGCTGCATCTTCTTTTAATTCATCTTTCATTCTTCTTCACCACCTAAAGGTTCGCCGCAAAATGGACAGAAACTTAAAGTGTACTGAGTTTCCACTTCTTCAATAATAAATTCACTTTCGCAATTTTCACAAATAACGCTATCGTTCATAAAATTCCTTTACTTTTTGTTGAGCATATCTAGCAGGTCGCTGGTGCTACCCACAAAGACATTGTTGTTTTGGATATTGGTTTGGTTCTCAGGCCCAGATGGATTTACTGCTGCAAGTTTCTTCTTAATATCAGCGCGTTTGGAATGAGCCTCTAGCAAATCTTTGTTCGTACTTGCCATAGTGTTAATGGCATTTACAAGCACCTCATAAGCCCTAGGAGACTCGCTAGATACTGCTAACTCCATCAGCCTATCAATACTCTGCGTGGTCCTTGCAGACGCTTCTGAAAGGTTTTGTCGAATCGTTGCAAAGTCTGCATCAAGTTCTTCGTCGGCAGTCCCATTAGTCAATTCTACATGGATTGGTTCGATAGCCCGTTGAAAGTCGGTCGGGACAAGTTCTGTAGACGATTGGAATTCTGGTAATCCCTCGATAAACTCGCCTAGAAGCCTTTTTGGAATTTCTTGAATAATATTTGTTTCCATATCAAAACTTTACGTGAACCACATCGGGTTGTCCTGCTGTCCAATTCTTTTCGCGCCTGACCTCTTTTGCACCATGCTTCTTGTATAGGTCTGTAAGGAACCCATCGTATGCATTGCCGTGTGCGCCGGGGTTATTTGTAACAGCATGATGAACCATAGTATCTCCACGACCTTTTACACGACTGAACAAATTACCAAATTCTCCATCATGAAAGATTGCGTAGCCTGATTGATGATCTTTACTAAGGACAAGTTTCTTTGCCTTATTGTAATGTGATTCTGGGTGGTCTGTCAAGTTTGTAGAACCATGCTGTGTAGATAGACTCGGTTTGATAGCTGCAATGAAGTCTTTTGGTGATACCGTATGTAGGCCAATATCGCTATCGTCTTCATTAAGTTGTAGCTTAGAAACTTTATTAAAGCCATGAACCTTTGCGAGTTTTGTCGCAACATCCTCCCATTCATCCGGGTGGTAGTGCTTTGCTAGACCAACAATACCTAGATGGTCTGCCTTAGAATCATAAGTTTTGCTAAGAACCGTTCTGGGGTCTTTCAATAATTCTTTGACAGATTTTGGAACCTCTCCATTGTATGAAGGAGAATTCATTTCGTGTGGAAGAACCCCGCCCTTTTGTGGAGCATAATTCCAGCGGTTGCCGATACGTTTTATGCTATCAGTATGAAGGTTGAATGTGTGGGTATCGCCTGCTTGCTTCGCCTTATTTGCAGCAAGTCTGTGATGCTTCATTTCAACAAGGTTTTGTAAGTTCATCGGCGTATAATTCACCTGAGAATTCTGTCCTCGGGTTTCGGCAGTCAACGTTGGTGCCGCAAGGTCCGAATAAAGCTGCCTATGGCTATTCCAAGCCGCCTCTTCACCCTTTGGGCCAAACTGTGTATTATGGATTGCATGACCATAGAAGTCATGCACTGCACGGAACTTCTGGTTAAATGTTAGTCCAGTCTTTGCGTCTGTAACATCATGTGAGTGCGAATCGCCACCACGGAAGACATTTAGGTTCCGGTTTTTATGAACATCGGCGACCATTTCACCAGACGATTTGTAATCCGCTTCGCCATCATGAAAATGCAGCTTTACTGGTAGTGCATCAAACTGTCGGTTCGTATCTTTAGATAACCGTTTGTAAGACGCATCTACAAAATCGTCGTAGGTTTTTGTGCCGCCTAGGGACGATGACGAATGTTCTTTGTAGCCATTGAAGACTGCCTGTTTATACTCTGGCGAACCATGCTGCATAAGTTCCATAGTTTTGCCGATGACGTACTGCTTCAACAAAGAACTTTGTGGGTGCTCTTGTTTTAGGTTGTATGCCGGGTTAAACTTTTTGGCAGATTTGTAGGCAACATTAAGCCTCGGAGATGCAACGATTTCCGAGACGGATTGCTTTGGCGTTGGTACATCAGAGTGCCCTTGTGGGGTGAAGTCTAAGCCTTCTGCAAGGAACTCTTTAAAAGATAGTAGGGATTTGTAGGTCATCCATTATTTATGGAGAACTTTGCTAGAATTATTCTATATAAATTATTTGCTGA